TTGTTGCACGAGGAAATAAAGGTCTTTCTAAAAGAAGACGCGAAAAGATACGCAAGGCCGGAAACAGCGCTGGGGTGAAGTGGGTTCCTCCGTATCCATATATGCGAAAGTCAAGCGACATGACGACTCCGGAACGGTTTCGGATATTGTCGAATTTCGTGGCCAAGTATTTCGAGGCGGTCTGGGCGAAGAAACACCGTCAAGCGTTCGAGTCGCAGGCGGCCGATTACGATACCAATATGGAACGCTCTACAGGGGATGAATTTTAATGTCGATTGAAGGGGCGATTTACGATGTCTTGCACGATGACGCCACGGTGCTTGGTATTGTTGTTGCCAAGATATACCCGAATAATATCCCGCAGGGCATAACCGTTCCGGCGATATCTTATCACGAGATATCCGGGATGAGGGACCATGTATTAGGTTCGGCTACCGGATTAGTCATGTCCCGATACCAGATCAACTGTTGGGATGATGACTATGCCGGAGTTCGCACATTAGCCAACGCGGTACGAAATGCTCTGGACGATTACGCCGGAACGAAGGATTCAACCTATATCCAACGGGCTTTGATTGACGGTGAAAACGATATATCCGAATTTCCAGCCGACACGCAACTGTTGTTTCGGTACGGCAAAGCATTAGATTTTATTATTTGGTTTAACGAATAGGAGCTAAAACATGAGTACAGGTATTCACGGGTACGGGGCCGTACTGAAACTTGGAACCGATGGTGTATCCAGCAATGCCACGTCCGTTGCGAATATTACAAGTATTTCTGGCCCGAACATGACAAGAGACAGCGTTGATATTTCCACATTGACCTCGGCCAGTATCACAAAGGAATTTGTTCCGGGGCTTATTGATCCGGGCGAAATCACATTGGAAATAAACTACAACGAAACCGATGCGGCCTTGCTGACCGGAACCACGGTCGGTATCAATAACCACTACCCGATCTATATTGCCATGAATTTCCCCGACGCAACGGCAACAGCGGCATCGGGAACGGTTGGCAGCAGTTTCGAGGGCATGGGCTTTATTACCAGTCTCGGCCATGCTCTGGATACCGGATCGAAAATCAGCCAGTCGTGCACAATCAAACTGACTGGGGCATTAACCTATACAACTTCTGCGGCAACCTAATAGGAGCATAATATGAGTACAGGAATACATGGTTACGGAGCGGTATTGAAGATGGGTTCGGCCGCATCTTCAGTGGCTTCATTGGCAAATATTTCAAGCATTTCAGGGCCGAATATGACGCGGGATAGTGTGGATATTTCCACATTGACCTCGGCCAACATCACCAAGGAATTCATACCGGGTCTGGTCGATGGCGGAGAGATTACCTGCGAATTGAATTACAACGAGACGGACGCGGTAATTCTGACGGGCACAACGTATGGCATTAACAATCATTACCCGGTCTATTGGGAAATCGAATTTCCCGATACGGCGAGTACCTCGGCGGCAAGCAGCTTCAATGGGGCCGGATTCATCACATCGTTAGGACATACGCTGGATACCGGATCGAAAATATCGCAGAGCGTAACCATTAAAATGACCGGAGCGGTAACGTACAGTACGGCCGCATAAATAATCTTATAACGAGTGAAGGAAAACAGTATGGCGACAAAAGAAGAGATTTTAGGTTGTAACGATTCCAAAATTGAACCTCTGGATATCCCGGAATGGAACATGCGGGTTTACATCAAGACCATGAGCGGCACGGAGCGGGATTCGTTCGACCGGATGGTATTGGAAGGACGCGGCCCGGATAAGACGGCGAATATCCGAAACTTCCGGGCCAAGATCGCCGTGTGTTGTATCTGCGATGAAACTGGAAATCGTTTATTCAAGGATACCGATGTTGAAGCGTTGGGCGGCAAGTCGTCGATTGCGTTGGATCGGATCGCGGAGGCGGCTTCAAAACTTAACGCCCTCGGAAAGTCCGATATCGAGGAACTTGAAAAAAACTGATGGCAAGGCCGGAGCGGAAGTTTTATTTCCGTCTGGCCGCCCACCTGGGGATGACGGTACGAGAATTGTTGTCTCGGCTCGATAGCCGCGAACTGTCGGAATGGATCGCCTACTACAATCTCGATCCGTTCGGCGAGGCCAGAGCCGATTACCGTGCGGCGATGCTGGCCTGCCTGACGGCCAACATCAATCGTGGGAAACATGAGCCGTTCAAGATATCCGACTTTATGCCGAACTTTGAACCGAAAAAACCGCAGACGATGGAAGAAATGAAACGAATCCTGATGTCGATATCGAGGCCAGCCGATGGCAGTCATTAGTACATTGATCGCTCGCATGATCGCCGACTTGTCCAAGTGGACTCCGAACATGGAGAAGGGCAAGCGGGATATGACCGCGTTTCAGGCGTCGGCGAAGATGCTCAAGGGTACGTTAAGCTCTCTTGGTATCGGTTTTTCGATTGCTGGGACTGCGTTTGCCGCATTAAAGCTATCGCAAAGGGCCAATGAGACATTGGACCTTGCACGCGGACTTGGGATGTCCGTAGAAAGTTTCCAACGACTTCGGTATGTAATGTCTGCATCCGGTGGCGATGTAGATGCTTTATCTAAAGGATTGTTTCAGTTTATCCGGCGCGTCCAAGATGGCGGTGAAGGAATGGATAAACTGTCCTTTGTAATGCAACGGTATGGATTGACGGTTGAATCGTTACGAAGAAACCCTGAAAAGGCATTACTGAACATCACAAAACAGATTGATCGATTGGGTGTTACAACCGAAGTTACCTCCGACATGTTTCAGTTATTCGGTCGCGCAACTGTAGGGTTGTTTCCGGTACTATCAGGCGGAGCGGACAGCTTTCAGAAACTATCCAAAGAAGCGGAAAAGTATGGGGTCGTATTGTCCGAGGTACAGTTATTGCAAGCGCAAGTTCTTAGTATTCAGGCCGCCAAAGGAAAACAAATAATCGGATCGCTCGGCACAAAGATTGTCGGCGGAGTAACTTTTGGTATTGAGTCCTATGCGAAGGCATGGAAGGAAATGGGCCTGCTGGGTAAAATTACATCATCTACTTTGCCGGGCATGGTTTATTGGTGGCATAAAGCTGGACAAGCCGCCGTAGAATTGGAAGAAGATTATTACAAGCAAGTCATTGCTGCGAACGCGGCAACGGCGGCAACAACCATTTGGAATAAGGCGTTAGAGGAAAATGCCGAACTATTAAAAGACGTAGCATCCATCGAAAGTAAGTTGCGGACTCCCCAAGAAGTATTGGCCGACACGATCAATGTCTTGGATATTGCTCTCGGCAGAAACCAAATCACTCTGGAAAGATATGAAACCACTTTGGGCCGTTTGTATGACGAATTTGAACGACCTGAACGGGAGAAGATGGAGAAGTGGGCCGAACAAATGATGGAAGAGGCCATGACTCCGATGGATAAGTATCTGAGTAAGATGGATGAGATTACTAAATTAAGAAGGTATTTCTGGAAGGATGCTGCCTTAACCGAAAGAGAACTATACATACTGGATAGTGCAGTTAAGAACGCCGAAAAGGAATATGCAGATGCTTCCAAACCGGAATCCATTCGGCGAGGCCGCGATTCATTTATGGAGGTATCGCCTTTAATGTCAGTGTCTGGTTTAACGATTGGCAAGAGTCTGGAACAGAAACAGGCGGCGGATATTGCGGCAATTCGATCTACCATCGAAAGAATGTCGAAAGACTACGGACTGAACTAAAAGAAAGAAGCAATGACAGCTACCATCCACGATGTTTTGGTTAACGGCGAAACGGCTTCCGAAACCGCTACAGGTTTCACCGTTCAACGGAAGGTGATGATATCCAATCTTGTGTACGGAACCTACGCGCGCGGGGGCGGGCCGATCATCACTGTCGATAACCTGATTCCCGTTGCGTTGGATGCTTTGGATTATTATTACAGCGGCCGGTATGCTATCGGAGCGCAACATCCGGGTATCCCCGCTCAATGCTATCTCCGCGAAAGATCGCCGCGTGCGGTATCGAAAGACATCGTAGAGGTTACGCTATCCTACGAATCGTTTCTGATGTCCTATGCCAAGATGTCTTTTAACGGCGGGGTTGAGGGCGTTGAATGTAATCGGGGGTGGGCCAGAACAACCGCATCGTTTGAATCCGGTGATGCTGCGTATGCCTCTTCAAAAGAGGATATGTACGTTCTGAATAAATCATCTACAAAAGAGGGATGTTCTACAAACGCTAATATCACTATTGTTCAGATTATCGCCGAACAGGACGAGCTTATATCAGAAGATGCACTGATAGAAAAGATCATGCTGAATACGGGCCGACTTAATTCCTCTATTTTCTTTGGGAGAGTGCCTGGATTTGTGTATTGTCAGGAGATTCATGCAGATCGTATCTATGCGTTTCAGTACGGACCCGACAAGACCGATATGGGATATTACAATGTTCGGTATGTATTCTCGTGCCGATTAACCCCCACGAATTTATATTGGGATAGCGAAGTGGTATATACCGATCCAGAAACGGGGAGGCCGATAGACCCGTCCGTGGTTGGATCGCAACGAAAACGGTATCGTGTATATGGAACTACTGATTTTAATGCGTTGGGAATTCGGGGCATTCGTGCCCCAAGACAGACGAAATAAGAGGGTATTATGGCAGATGTACGATGGATAGGCGGCGCGGCCGCTGTTGCACAAGTCGATGACATAACCCCTGGCGGTACGATAGAGGTCGGGGATATATTTATTTTGACCGTTACCGGGGAAAACGCCGATACAACTACGGTTACCTTTACGGCAACAGCGACGACAGTGGCCAATGTTACCGCCGGATTAACGGCAGCATGGAACGCCAGCACGCATTACCTTTGTACGCCGATCACGGCTGCGGACGTTACCACCAAGCTGACACTTACGGCGGATTCGGCGGGTGTGCCGTTCTATGTCGCGGCAACGACTACCGAAGCGGGCGGAGGGGCGGCTGACGATCAAACGATTGTCAGGTCGTCTGGTACGGCCACTTCCGGACCCTACGATTTCGCCACGGCATTGAACTGGGACACAGGAGTTGTCCCGGGCGCGTCGGCCTTGCAAAGTATCATCATCGAAGGCGCGACGATCCTGTACGGATTGAACCGAACGGCGGCGGCGGAGGCCCCGTACTATGTGGAAATCAACGATTCGCAGATTTCGCAGAATCCATCGAGGGGTCGTGATCCGGCCTATCTCTATTGGGATGACGCTGCGAATATCGTCATCAATAATTACTATGGTCCGGGTTCACCAACCTACGCATCTCCGATGTTCATCAAGACAACGGCATCGACGCCGACCATTACCGTCTATAACACAGGCACAAACTCAGATACCGATTTGCCTGCCGTTTGGCTTTACACGACGGACGCTAATGCGATCATTAACGTACTGTCCGGCAAGGTGGGTATCGGATACGAGGAAAAGTACGCGGCTGGCAACGTCAATGTAGCAACGCTAAATGTCAGTTCCGGCGCGTATGTCTATATCGGAACGGCAACCACGACGACGATCAACAATAACGGCGGAACGGTTGTACGCAATAACAGCGGCGAGTATATGGCAACCTATCGGCAGACCGGCGGCACGTTCTCAGGATATGGGGCGGCAACCACAACGATTATCAGCGGCGGAACTTATGATGCGATACACGATTCGGATACCTCAAGCTGCGTATTTACGGTCAATAGCGGGTCGGTTACGATTAAAGACGGCGGGGCCTATACCGGATTGGTGG